GAAAGCCCGGCGGAGTATATCAACCTCGCCCGCGAAATCTACGTTTTCACGTACAACCGCGTCAGAATCTTACCGAAAAGCTACACGTTCTATTTCTCGCTGCCGCTTTACAATGCGGCGCGCGAGGCGTACCGGCTTATCAAGACGGCAAATCTGATTTACATTCACAACGACGCAGACAAGCAGAACCGCAAGGAATTGTACGAACGGGCGCAAGGCTATTACAATTCCATGCTGGACGTGCTTGACCTTGCGTATATGAATGTCAACCATGAAAAATTGCCGTCGAACGTCCTGAAAGAATGGGTCAAGCTGATAACCGACGAACTCGCACAAATATCAAAGATCAAGCGGAGCGACAAAGCGCGATAGCGCGCCGCCCTGCATGATTTGGGTTATATTCCGTACAGCCGTTAATTGGTGGCTCCGTTCCCCGAATGCCAGCAATTCCACGAATTTCGTGAATGTGAATACTGACGGCACGGTCAACAACAACAACGCGAACTACTCGAATGGCTTTGCCCCCGGATTTTGTATGGACATAGGGCAGACCGATTAGCCGACAGGCAAAAGCAGTCCCTATACAAAAGGGGAATATAACCCCTCTGACGGCATCCGCCGCCGGACAAACATATACCACGATACGGAAAGCCGGACGCTACTTGCATGGACGCGGGGCGCGCGTTCCCCGCGTTTTCATGGCTACGCCGTTACGCATTTTAGACAGCGCGACAAGAAAGAAATGTACGAGGTATCATTTTCCCATGAACAGCACAGAAAGGCACGAAGCGCGGTATCAGCGGCGCAAAGCCGCGCGCATAGAAAAGAAAGCAAAAGCGTTGAAAGAATTCGGGGATTTCGGCGCGGTGTTTTCTTTTGACCATCTTTACGCATCATACCGCGCGTCTATCAAGGGCGTTGGGTGGAAAGCAAGCACACAGCGTTATAAATCGTCTGCCCTCGCCCACATCGCAAAGACGCAGGAAGAATTACTGACCGGAAAATATCGGTCGCGTGGATTTTACGAATTTGATCTTGTAGAACGGGGCAAGCCGCGCCACATCCGAAGCGTTCACATTTCCGAACGTGTCGTACAGCGCTGCTTATGCGATTACTGCCTCGTCCCTGCATTATCAAAGTCGTTTATCTACGACAATGGCGCAAGCCTGCCCGGAAAAGGCTATGACTTCGCCGTATCCCGCGTGACGCGGTTTCTTGCAGATCATTACCGCCGGTACGGAAACGAGGGCTATGCCCTGATTTTCGATTTCTCAAAGTATTTTGACACAGCGCATCACGAACCGATATTTGAACAATTCCGGCGCAGCGGAATCGACGGAAACCTCGTCCGCTTGTCGGAATATTTTATTTCAAATTTCGGGGACGTGGGGTTAGGGCTTGGCAGTCAGGTTTCACAGATTGCCGCGCTTGCCTTGCCGAACAAGATCGACCATTTCATAAAAGACGTTCTGCGCATGAAACAGTACGTCCGATACATGGATGACGGTTGCATTATCGACCGGTCAAAGAAGCGGCTCGAAAACTGCCTGCATCATTTGCGGCGGCTCTGCGCCGCGCATGGTATCCGCCTGAACGAAAAGAAAACGCAGATCATCAAATTGACGCGCGGATTCTCTTTTGTAAAAGTCCGCTTCCGATACGGAAGAACCGGCAAGATCGTCCGCAAAGCGACGTATCAGGGCATTCGGCACATGGTGCAGAAATTGAAGATTTTCCGAAGATGGGTAGATCGGGGCAGGATGGCAGCGGCGGACGTAGCAGCTTCCGTCACATCATGGCTCGGTCACATGAGAAGATTTCACTCCTACTTTGCCGTACAAAAGGTATTGCGGCAGTACAATCAACTGTTTCCGGGAGGTACGTATGGACTACATCACTTACAAACGGTATAAGGGAAGAGGAATCGGCGGTTATTTCAACCTTCGCCACGGCACAAAGGTAACGGAAAACGGCGGATTCCTTCACGCCCCGGACGGGCGCGGTATCTGCGCCGTAACCAGCGAGGACGGCTGGGAGCATTTCAGACCAGACACGCCGGAGGGCGCATACCGGCAAAAGCTGCTTGACAAGCTGTACCGATTCTATATCAGCGGAAAGGGCGACGCGGCGGCGGATTTTACCGCCGAACGCTTCCCGGACGCTGATAATTATTACTGGAAAAACCTCTTGCGCACAATGCCCACGCCGAAGCTGACGGCGTTTTATTCTGCGCGGCTCGGACAGCCGCCGAAAATGGAGGGATAACGTATGTATCAGATCAAACAGAACGGCAGCGTCATCGGTTATTCGGATGACGTTATTTTTGTCCGCCTGCATGAAAACGGGTGCTATGTCCCGTGTGAGCGGGCGCAGGCAGGCGGCTTTTGTGTGAAAGTCCCGGTTGACTACACAGAAGAAAACGGGGAAACGAAAACACGCCTTGAAGATTTCGTGTATAAGTTTTCTGACGATGATCTACTCGGCATCGAACCGACGGCGACCGTGGAGCAATTCAGCGGCGCGTTGATGATTGCCGAAGCCGATAAAGTCGTTGACATTCTGGTAGGAGGTGCGGACGAATGATTACTGTCCAGCGGGCGCGGGAACTGCGCGCAATGATCGAAAAGGCGGCGGGCGCGGGACTTGACAACAAAGACGGTTCGACCGCCGTAGAACTGTTTCCGACGCTGACCGGCGGCGGGGCGCTTGTGAAGTCCGGCACGCGCATCAACTGGAAAGGCGCGTTGAAGCGCGCGACAGTCGATTTGTGGGACACGGCGGAAAACACGCCGGAAGCCGCGCCGAACTTGTGGGAAGACGTGCTGTATAAAAACGGCGTGCGGGTTATTCCGTCACCCATTACGGCGGGGCTTGCGTTTTCAAAGGGTGAACGCGGCTATTGGGGCGACGTGCTTTACGAATCGCTGCTTGACAGCAACACATGGACTCCCGAAGAATACCCCGCCGGATGGCAGGAGGTCACGGCATGACCCGCGCAATCTACACCGCCGCAAAGGACGGCAAGGTTATTGCGCAGCGCGACGCGCTGATATGGGTGCGGCTGACCGCGCCCGGTATGTATGCCGTCTGCGGAGAAGCGGACGGCGAGGGCGTTCTGATTGACGGAACGATTTACCACGTGCGCGGTTGTCCCATTTTGCCGGGGAAAGAAACCGTGACGCTTGACTACATCGAACAATAACGGAGGGTGCATTATGAATTGGAGCGTGATTATCGGCATTTTTGGAACGCTTGCGGGGTTTGCGCTGTCATATCTTGCGTTTGCGAGGAACAGCAAAAAAGACAGTACCGACGCGGGCAAGGAGTCCGGGACGGTGCTGACCGAAATCGGCTATATCAAGGCGAACACGGATGACATTAAGCGCAAGCAGGAAAAACAGGACGAAACGCTTGTGAAGATGACAGAGCGTGTTGTGAAGCTGGAGGGCGACAGCGCCCGCACGAACAAGCGGCTTGAAATTCTGGAGTCCCACGATTACGGGGGCAGCAAAAGACCAGAAAGCGCGCCCTACGACGCATGAAGATCAAAGCAGCGTTTGCCGCAGCGTGGGGGTTTGTAAAAGGCTATCTGTCATTCAGCAAACTTCTTTGCTACGGCGTTTTGTTGATTGACTACAAAACGACATCGACAACGCTGGATTTATGCTATATCGCAGTCGCAAACAACTATACGGGCAGCTTGCCGTATTTGACTGCGCTGATAGCGTTATTGCAGGCGGCTACTGCTACGGTGCTGTCTTTTGCCCTGAACAAAAGCAAGGCAGAAAACACGGCGGGCGGTATCGTGTACGAAACCACACTGAAACGGGACTGTTAAAAGGAGGAAAACACATGAACGAAATCATTCTGAAACGAATCGGCGCGCTTTTGAGCGTCAAAAGCATTGTGACGCTTGCGCTGACGGCGGTATTCGCGTACTTAGCCGTTACGAAGCAGATCAGTCAGGAATTCATGGTCGTTTATACGGTCGTGATTGCGTTCTACTTCGGCACGCAGACGCAGAAGATCAGCGACGCAGTAGAAAGCAAGGGGGCGCAATAATGCCCCTGACAGTTGAACAGCGGCTTATCAGCCGCAATTTCAGGCGATGCACGGGGCGGCGGAAAATTGAATACATCGTGATTCATTATTTCGGTTCGCTCGGTACGGCGGCAGCAGTTGCAAACTATTTCAATACGCCGGGTATTCAGGCATCCGCGCATTATTGCTTAGACGAAGGAAGCACCGTATATCAGTGCGTCGAGGACAACAATATTGCTTGGCATTGCGGCACATCCGGCGCATACGTTCACCCGCGATGCAGGAATGAAAACAGTATCGGCATTGAAGTCAGACCGTATAAGCTGGACAAATCTACGGCGCGTTCCGCAGCGCCCGCAGATTGGTATTTCCCGCCGGAGATCGTGGACAACCTTGTTGTATTCACACAAATGCTGATGCAGAAATACAACGTCCCGCTTGAAAACGTCGTGCGGCATTACGACGTTACGGGGAAATGGTGTCCGCGTCCGTGGATGGGCGACGATACGAACACCTATTACGGCACGTCCGGCAATGAACAATGGAAGAAATTCAAGGAACGGTTATCCGGGGAGGAATTGGACATGAACATTGAAGAAGCACGGAAACAGTTGACCTCTTGCGCCGACACGGGCGACACGCCCTCCGAATGGGCGCGCGACGCGGCGGAATTCTGCAAGCGAAAGGGCATTTTCAACGGCGACGGCGCGGGCAATTATGGGTGGCAGCAGCCCATTACGCGCGAAGCCGTCGCGCAGATTCTTTACAACGCTTTTGAAAGCGCGGGTATGCTTGACGCTATCCCGGACAAAAAATAATTTGAGCGGGCGGGGGTTTGATTCCCCGCCCGCTCTTTTCGTTTTCGTTACGCCTGTTTGCGGAACTCGCAGTTGATTTTCATGCCGTAGTTGATCGAATGCCCCTCGTCATCCGTTCCGCCGCCGTAGACTTCGGCGGAAGTCACGCCGACAAAATCGCTCCAACGCCGCACGAAAAACGGCACGTCATCTTTGCTGATATTGCCGACCTGATGACCTTCGGCAAATACGGAAAACGCCGGTTCGCCCTGATATGCCCCGCGTTCAATCGTAATGTCAACGCCATCGTCGCTGTTAAAGGGCGCGTCCCCGAAATGCAGCTTGCGTAGAAGCGTTTGACGGCTTTTCCCGTCCTCGTTTTTGAACGTCACGCCGACAACCTTGAATTTCAACGTTTCCCGCGCTGCCCGCTCTGCGCGCCACGCTTCCAGACGTGCCGCATCTTCTCGTTCTTTTGCTTCCCGGCGGG